ATTAGCCTCTCTGACAGGATACGAATAATGCCCATTTTATCAACGGTAGGAGCGGCATCGGCTCAAGGCTTTGGATTTTCAAAAGGTTCAAGCGATCTGGCTATACGTATGGGCGTTGTTCTAATGGCCGGTGGCGGCGCAGGAGGCGGCGGTACTTACCACTCAGGTGGAGGAGGTGCTGGACAAATTAAGGTTTATGCTCACAACGCAAATTTTGGATTGATCGGAACTTCCTATGTTGTAACCATCGGCGCAGGAGGCGTGTGCAATACCGCCTCGTCTGATGGAAGCTTTGGACATGAAACCTCTATCGCGGGAATATTAAGCTTAACCTCCACTGGAACGCTGTCTCAGAGGACAGTAACCGCAATTGGTGGCGGTGGGGGCAAGAACTATTCGACTGGCGGTGGAGGTGCGTCAGCAGGCGGCGCATGTGGAGGGGGTGGATCAGGCTATAACTCAGCCGGTGTTTCTTCTGCCGGAGGAAGTGCGTCGGGAGGATCATGGACAGACCTTTACAATTTTACTCATCAGCACCAAGCGGGAGGAGCAGGCTCTCCCAACCAACTGAATCACTACGGCTCAGGAGGCGGTGGAGGCATAATAGCAGCAGGCGGTAACGGGACTGGCACTGTTTCTGGCAGTGGCGGCAGCGGTCAAAATTTCTATGACTTGGTTTCAAGCACCCCTATTGGCGGTGGTGGAGGCGGTGCAGGCTGGCAAGGAGGAGATGGGCAAGGAGGTTACGGAGGCGGAGGCGCTGCTGGTACAGGCTCAGGCAGGTTTGGCGCAGCCAATCGCGGAGCTGGAGGCGGTGCACCCACATCACACAACAGTATAGTCGGCGGCAGTGGCGGCTCTGGATTCTTAAAAATAATTTTTGCTTATGGTGGTGAACCTGCTTCAGCCACAGGCTCTTATGTAAGAACAACCAGCGCTTCAGGCACTGTCGTATACACCTTTAACGGAAGCGGAGGTTTTACACTCTAATGGCTCATTTTTGTGAAGTAGACGAAAACAATGTTGTTATCCGCGTTATCGTTGTCGGCAATGACGATGTAAAAAACACAAACGGAGAAGAAGAAGAGGCCGTGGGTCAGGCTTTTTGCGCCTCTCTTTTTGGAGGAAGGTGGCTTCAAACTTCATATAACAACAACTTTAGAAAACAGATGGCTCAAACTGGCGGTAGCTATAATGAAGGGCTAGATATGTTTATATCGCCACAGCCTTTTGAAAGTTGGACATTAAGCAATACAACAGGTGACTGGGAAGCTCCCGTCGCTCTGCCTGTAGACGATAAGCACTATTATTGGAATGAAGAAAGCTTAAACTGGGTTGAGCTTCCAGACTTGTTAGGAGAAACCAATGTCCTCTAAGATTATAATTAAGAACAGTCAAACAGCAAGCTCAGTACCTACAACGTCTGAAGTAGATGTAGGTGAGTTGGCTGTAAACGTAGCTGATAAAGTTATCTACACTAAAGACGGTTCTTCTAATGTTGTACAGCTAGGTGCTGAAGAGTACATTACGTCTGCTCGTGCAGCCCAGTGGGACACAGCGTACACAACTGCTCCGGGTTCTATCAATGCAACTTTGATTACATCTGGACAGTTACCCGCTGCGCGTCTCTCTGGTAACTACACGATTAACATCACAGGTAACGTGACAGGTAATGTTACATCGTCAGGCACGTCTACGTTTAATACCATACAGATTGGTACTAGCTGGACAGTTACTGAGTCTAACAACAGAATCTACTTTAGATACAACGGCGCATCTAAGGCGTCTATTGACGAGACTGGTTTGCTTAGATTAGCCAGCACTGTAACCGAAAGCACAACCCCATAAGGATTTAGATATGAAAGCTCTTGTTTCTTCTTTGTTGTTTCTTAGTTTTGCCGCTGCTGCTCAAACTGTCATCATGTATGACGACGGCTCGACGTACACTGTAGCGCCAAATGAAGACGTATATGTATCTTCAGCCCCTCTGTATCGCTCTGTGACTATTGCTGGCGCACAGCCTAACAAGAACCGTGACTACGTAGCCCCGCCCGTCACAGGCGATGAGGTGTGTTGGGAGTGGGCAGGTATTGCAGCACCCACAGGCTACAGCACTGAGGCTTGTTATGTAGAAGAAGAAGTTGTAGAAGTTGTCGAAGAAGAGTGTACACCAGATAGCTTGACATTCGGCGGCTGTTAACCATGAAGTACCTGCTGTTTATTTTACTTGCAGGTTGCTCTGGCACATTGACTGAAACTAGGTCAGTGTGTCTTGGCCTATGCGTAGAAACTACATTAGAGACTAAAACTGAAACTGTGAGCAAAGAGGTGCATAGTGAACGTAGACGAACGTAGAATTGAACGCATGGAAAACACTCTCGACAAAGTATGCGAAGCTGTTAGCCAGATCGCAGTAGTCGATGAGCGTATAATGTCGCTTCTTAATAGGCTTGAGCGTTTTGAAAAGCGCCTTGATGAACAAGAAGATAAAATCATTGAGCTTTCTGAGGACGTTATCATAAACTCTAAGCTAGTCAAGACTAGTGAACGTTTCTTTTGGGTTGGCGTCAGTGCTCTGGCGTCTTTCGTTGTTTACATGGTGCGCTAATGCTTGATCTTTTGATAGGCCCAGTTACATCTCTGCTTGATAAGTTCATCCCTGACACCACAGAAAGGAATAGGCTTGCTCATGAAATATCTACAATGGCTGAGAGACACGCTCAAGAGTTGGCTAAGGCCCAGATTGAAGTTAATAAAGAAGAAGCTAAAAGCACTTCTCTATTTGTGTCTGGATGGCGTCCAGCGGTTGGGTGGGTCTGTGTTAGCGGAATGGCATTTAATTTTATCTGCGTTCCTCTTGGGAATTTTTGCTTCTCTGTATCTGGGATGGCTGTTGTATTGCCAGCCTTGGATTTAAGTGAGATGCTTCCGGTGCTTATGGGCATGTTGGGGTTGGGCGCTATGCGCTCCTTTGAGAAAGCCAAAGGCGTAGCGAGGGATAAGTAATGCCAGCCGATAATAGTCAAACAACAGATCAACAATATTACGACGATCAAGCTAAACGCACTGAGGGTGGCGGCTTTGTCGTGCCAGATGTTCAACAGACCTCATACCAAGGCGGCTCACAGAAGGCTAATCAGTACGTAAGAGAAGCAATGCGTATAAAAAGGCAGTCGTGTACTGCTACTGGTGGGTTTAACAAAGGACAAGGAGACAACCACGAGTGCCTGTATGGCGAAGACGCAGTAGCGCACATTGAAGGCATAGGAGAAAATGCCCCTGCTTACGAGAGGGCGCAAGAGTGGTTGGCTGAGTACAACGCAGAGCCGGGACTCGAAGACGACACCACTGCTGATGACACTACTGAAAACATAGAAGAACAAGAAGCTGAAGCCAGCGAAGAAAACGCTATGCAGGCTGCTTTAGAAGGCAACTGGGAATCTGTTATAGATGCGTTCCCTACAGCAGAGGAAGCGTCAGACTGGCTAGCTAGCAATTATGAAAAATTAAAAGATGTTTTGGGAAATTTAGTTTCATCAACTATATCACCTGACGACTACGCAGAGTGTGCAGGAACCGCTAACGGGGGCTACAACACACAAGGTGAGTGCATAGTTGCTAAGACGAGAGCGCAGATAGTTATTCCCGGTTTGCCTCCCATACCTCTTCCCGGCGTTAAGTTAGAAGACATAAAAGCAACAGCCGAAGAAGCATTAGAAAGTGTTAAAGAGGTTCTTGAATCCGCAGGGGACGCAGCAGCAGGCGCGTGGGATTGGGTTAAGGGCGCAGTAGACGACGGCATAATAGATGTAAGCTCAGTTCTTAGCAGTGTTGCAGCAGGTGACTACACCTTTGGCGGTTTGTTTTCAGGCTCAGGCGGTGAAAGCACAGCCTCAGAAGGTTTACCTTTAGACACAACAGAAGAGACTCAAGAAACTGTAGACGTTTCTGAAGATGGTTTAACCTTTGGTGGTCTTCCGGGCGAAGGTACAGTTGCTTCTCAAGACGTTGGAGAAACTCCTGACTTAGTAATTCCCGGAGGTGTTACAGAAACCACGACAAACAGCGGTATGCTGACTGGCGCTGACGAGAACTTAACCTTCGGCGGTGGAAGCAGCATTACAGAGCAAGACATTAACAACCTCTACTTAAGCCTTCTAGGGCGTGACGCCAAGCAGTCAGGTCTTGACTACTGGATGGGTGACGTAGAGAGAGGTGCTACGTTAGACGACATAGCGTCCAACATTATGTTGTCTGAAGAGTATAAAAACTTAAACGCCAACAACGGTAGTGACAGTCTAGGTTTCGGCCACGAAGGCGGCTCTTCGGACACCGTTGTAACTGGAGGTACTAATGTTATTGACCTGTCTGGCGGCGGCGATAACGTTGAAGAAGCCGTAGAAGAAGTTGTTATAGGCGATCAAGTCGAAGAAGAAGAAGAAGCCGTAGAAGAAGTTGTTATAGGCGATCTAGTCGAAGAAGAAGAAGTTGAAGAAAAAGTTGTTATAGGCGATCTAGTCGAAGAAGAAGTTGTAGAAGAACCTTTTATCTTTGACTTACCCCCAGAACTCACTGAAGAAGAAGAGGAAGAAGAAGAGACTATATTAACTGGAGGCGGCGACGATAGTTTATTTAGCGGAAGTCTTTTAAGCGGTGCGGGCGCAGCAGGGTTTTCTCCGTTTATGGCAGGCGTTACTTATAAACCGATAGAAGTTCAAGATGTTATACAGTCACCACAAACAAATTATGTAGCGGAGCTAGATAAGATTATTAACAAGAGCATGTTTAAGGGAATGATAGGATGACCTATTTAGAAGTTGTCAACAATGTGTTACGAAGACTGCGCGAGGATGAAGTGACATCAGTGCAGGACACCACGTACAGTAAGATGGTTGGTGACTTTGTTAACGACGCAAAGCGCATGGTAGAAAACGCATGGGATTGGTCAGCAGCACGTTTGACTATGACTATTACAACAGAAGACGATGTGTTTAACTACGTACTTACAGGCACACAGAACCGCCTTAAGGTGCTGGACGTTATCAATGACACCTCTAACTTCTTTGTAGAGTACCGACCTCAACGTTGGTTTGATGAGCACTACCTGATACAGCCTGTCGTTAAAGGAACACCACAGTTCTACACGTTTAACGCAACTGATCCCGCTGGCGACACACAGGTTGATCTGTACCCCAAGCCTGACGGTGTGTAC